CAATACTGTAGTTTTAGATAATCTTAGAGTAAGTGCTCCTGCAGTTACAACAAACGCCGTCTATGTTTCAGGGGTAGGGATTAGGGTCTATCTCAAGAACGGTCTTTATTCTTCGTCATTTAATGCTCCAATATTTGGTCAATTTGATTCAGTTATCCAAGTTACTAATACAGGAACTACCAAAACAAATCGGGTTCAATTAGTAGTTAATAATTGCTCAGTAACTGCAACAGGTACTAATTGCCCCCTTACATATATTTGGGGCAATGCACAAATTTTAGAAATATCAAACTCAGACTTTACAAATAATGGTGGAAATTATGCATTATATACAAATATTGGAAGTATTGGTCAAATAAATAATTCAGGTTTTACATCAACTGGTGCAACTGCTTTTCATTTACGTCCAGGGTTAGTAGCTTCGGAAGATCCTCTAACTGATAATGTTACTAACATAAGTAATTCATATTTTAATTCTGTAGCCGATTCTAGTAATCCTATTATTGCCATTAATAATGGTTATCAAGGTCCTACAGTTGTTGTTCCAACAGTAAATATATCATTATGTACTCTTTTTAATAATGGAACAGAAACATTAGGAGCTGCATCGACAACTAAATATTTAGATATTAATACTGCTGGTGTCATAGCTATTCAAAGAAGTCAAATAGTAACTAAAAATAAACCTACTACTATCACACCATATAAAACAAATACTGCTGTTGCTTCTGGACTATATTATTTTGGTAATACTTATCTAAGTGGAAATATAAATGTTGGTCTTGTTCTTCCTGCAGGTTGGGGTTTAGGTGTTCTTAAATTAACAACTGAACCATAAATAAAAATAATTAATATATAATATTATATAATAATGAGCGAAACAATTGTAAGAAATATTCATTGGAATGAACGTTTAGAGAAATATTTAGCAGAAACAGGTGAGAAAGCACATTGTTATTCTTGGTTAAATAAAAAAGCTGAAGAACTTTTTAGTATTCGTTCGATTTTCATAGATTTACCAGTAATAATATTAGGAGTATTTAATGGGGCTACCTCTATAGGTTCGACGGCTTTATTTACTAATACACAAATGTCATCAGTAATTATTGGAGTAATTGCTTTATTAACAAGTTTATTGACAACTGTGGGTACATATTTTGCATTTGCTAGAAGGGCAGAATCTCATAAAATGATAGGAATTCAATATGCTAAATTATATAGATTTATATATGTTGAATTAAATTTACCAAGAACTGAAAGAACTAATCCAGATTTATTTTTAAAATATGTTAAAGAACAATATGATAGATTGGCCGAAATTAGTCCATTAATACCAAAAAATATAATACTTGAATTTAATAATCATTTCAATACTCCTGAATATAAAAATATTAGTAAGCCCGAAATTACTAATGGAATTCATTCTATACAAATATTTCCAGTAGAAGTCATTGAATTAGAGGTCAAATAATTTAATAATTATAATAATAATTATTAAAATAACTTAATTAAAAAGCGGAAAAGTAGGGGTTAGTAGAAGGAGTAGGGGGTTAAAACCAAAGTTTTCGCGAGAGAGTTGTTTATTTTCTGGCAAACAGAAACTTTACTTTTGACCCCCTACTCCTTCTACTAACCCCTACTTTTGCGTCTCCTTTTATTAAGTCAAAAACTTAATTATTTCAAAAAATAAAAAATTTCATTATTTTTTTTTGAAAATCCTCCCATTAAATTTTTATTGAATACCATTAGGGAAGTAAATCGCAATTATAGCATTTGGTACAGTTTGAACCCAGAGTGTATCATTTGAATTATTTTGAAAAACTAACCGAGGAAGCGCAATTGCCATATTTGGGCAAGTAGCTATTAGGTCACTTATTTTTACAATTAAAGGAGTACAGCCACCATTTCTATTTGGAGAGTTTGCCACAGGGGGAGAGCCAAATGTGCTATTATTTGGGACAGTATTATAATAAACATTAGGGTCACCACTGTTTCCAAGACCTATATTAACTACACCTGTATTTGAAGACCCCGTAAGTTGAAGACCAATAGGAAATAGCTCTAAAAGCCATACACCATTAGGGTCTGGAGAAGTCCCAGCTATAATATCATTGTTAAATGCCCCATTTTGAAAGGCTATAGATACATATCCAGTAGTTCCAGCAAAAAAGGGCGAAGTTGTGTTTCCTACTACTGCAATTCTGGACAATTTAGAAACTGCAGAGCTAACAGTAATAGCACCAGTTGCCCCAGATACTGAAACACCAGTTCCAGCAACTAAAGATGTAACACCAGTACTGCTAACAGTAATAGCACCAGTTGCCCCAGATACTGAAACACCAGTTCCAGCAACTAAAGATGAAACACCAGTATTTGAAATCTGTAATGTGGTTCCAGTACCAGGGGTTAATGAAATTGCAGTACCAGCAGTTAAATTTGTAGAAAGAGTAGGATTAGATGAAGTTCCTGTTTTAATTATACCAGTACCAGCAGTAATATTATTAATAATATTCGAAGCGTTAATAGTTCCACCAATTGTTAAGTTTCCAGAAACTGAAGTATTACCAGTAACTGTAAAATCTGTAGTTAATGGCGTAGTTGGGTTTACTTTGATACCAACATTTCCAGATTGGTCAACTACGAAACAAGAAGTATCGCCTATGGTATCTTTTACTACTAAACAATTATGTGCAAGATTATTAGTAATAGTTAATGTATCAACCATATTTACTTCACTGGCGAAATTTACAGTAGAAGCACCAGCAGTTATATTTAAAGGAGCACCCGAAACACTTGATAAAGTATTTATATTAGTAATACTATGATTATTTCCATTAAGTGTTGACGATAACGGATTGGTTACAGAACCAGCTATGATACCGGTAATTTGGGCTTGAAGATTATTGACCTTGGTGTTGAGGTTAAAACTCATTATGATATATATATAATTTAGATTTTAAATTTTATATAATATTATTTAAAAAATTCTAGATTTTTAATTGGAAAAATCTAAAAAAAAATAATCTAGTTTAATTATATATATGAATAGTTTCAAATTAGATTATAAATTTGGTAAATCTAAAGAAGATGAAATATTAAGCATAATAAAAAATGAATTTAAAGAAGACATTGTAAAATCAGAAAATTTATTTGAAAGATATGATTATAAAAGTGATACTCATTATTATGAATTAAAAAGTCGTAATAATAAATATGAAGCATATCCAACGACATTAATCGAAAAAGGGAAAGTAATAGCGGAAAATTTAATATTCTTATTTAATTTTACTAATGGGCTCTATTACATTAAATATGATAAAAATGAATTTAAAAAGTTTGAATGTAAGCAGTACGTAAGAAATAAAAGAATAGATTATAAAGATATTCCAAAACTTTATTATTTCATTCCAATAAAAAATTTAATTAAAATAGAAAAAAAATAATAATATATATTATATATATATAATGTCTGAAGAATATTTAAAGTCAGTAATAAAATATTTACAAGATGAAAAAAATGCTATCGTATTGCGGGAAAACAAATTAATAAAAAAAATAATAGAACAAGGAAAGAAGATTCAAGATTTAGAAGCCAAAATTTTAAACCAACGACTAACAAAGATACTTATAGATGATAGTCCAGCGGAATGCGAACATATTAAAACTTTTTGCGGTCATTTAAGGATGGATAACTAAGAAATGCGCGGATTATTACAAGATAATTACAAGATATTTATTATTTAATTAATAATAAGTATGTTTTAGATGTTTTTTAGATATTTACAATGAATTATAATGTAAAAATATCGATATTTTTACTAGATTTATATATGTAATCATCTTTTTAGATGTATTTTAGATAGTTATTAGTAAATATCTGGTAATAATCCTCTATATTCGGGGTAGAATTTAATATTTATATAATAGAATTTTAATATATAATCTTTTTTTCTAATCTATTTATATATAATGTCTTATTTATCTAAAGGTAACCTAAACGACACCGACCCAGTTCATCAATATCTTGATATTAATATGGTTAATAATGATACTTTAGGCGATAAAGCGCCTGTTAGATTAGTGTTTAATGAAATTCGTAGCAATCCTATTTTAAGCAATCCATCAGAATATTTTTTTTCTGTTATGAGATTTAGTTTAGAGACTGTATCACTACCATTAATGATTCCACAAGTTCAAATAGGCCAAATAGACCCCAATAAATTAATTTATTCTATTACAATGACGTATACATCTCCAGTTAATGGTATAACATATGAACAACAAAATTTTATTCTTTATGTTCCTCAAAGTAAAAATCAACCTACTCCAAACCCCCCTCTAGTCGTACAAGACTTTGACCCTAATGGAGATTATTATTTTATTTATAATTTTCAATATTGGATTCGACTCGTTAATACAACATTAGCGAGATGTTTAACTGATTTAAATGCTACTGTTTTCGCTGCAACTGGTGCAAATTTACCATCTTCTAATGCTCCATTTATGGAATGGGACACTGTTAATAATGTAGCAATTTTAAACGCTGACATAGCTGGTTTTAATAGCACTTTAACAAATCCAATCAATATTTATTTTAATACTCCATTATTTACATTATTCAGTTCTTTTGTTGCAGATTACTTTGGATTTACAAATATAACAAATGGTAAGAACTATTTAATATATATTGGTAATGATAATGGCACAAATTCAATAATTCTCCCAACTTATACTGCTCTCCAAATGTATCAAGATTATCCAACCGCTGCGCTTTGGAATCCTGTCAATGCTATTGTATTTAATACGGGTACAATTCCAGTTCTTCCTTCTTTAGTCAGTGCCCCTATAATTCTTAATAGTGCCGTAGCATCATTGACCCAAGGTGGCAACAATGCAAATATTTCTAATACATTAACAGATTTTGAAGTTCCAGTGACCGAGGGATGGGAGTATAAGCCCAATATTTTCTATGCACCAAGCGCAGAGTATCGTTTAGTCGATTTAATTGGTAACACTCCAATAAGTAATATATCTATTAATGTATTCTGGAAAGATTCATTTGCAAATCTTCATCCATTTTATTTAAATTCTGGATGTAATGCAAATATTAAAGTTTTATTTAGAAAGAAAGTATTTAATTATTAAAAAATTTTTAGTATAGGACAAATCAAAATATTTATTTAGGTATTGTAAAAATTAATTATATAACATTAATTTTTATTATAGAATTATTATTATAGAATTAATTAATAAATATTAATTTTTTTCTAATATATATGTATATAATGTCTCAAGATTTTAAAACAGTAAAAGTCCTCGACCCGCGTCTTTGTGTAACAGATGAAGTATCATATGGTGTTATCAAAGGAGGTCAAAACAATACCGTCTCCAAATACCCAGCGATTGCAGCATCGACTTCTCAACTAGTTTTTAACGTCCAAGTGCCATCGGAACAAACTCTCATCGACAGAAGATGCTTAATCAAAAATAACTGGACAATTACAATCACAGGAACACCTGCTGCCGGGGCTTTTCTTGTAAATTATGGGTCACAAGATGCGCTTGCCCCCTTCCCCTGTATGCAAAGTTTTTCCACTGTCCAAAGTACAATAAACAACAACACAACAAATGTAAATATGCAAGACGTAATTAATGCCATTCTCCGTTCAAATGACCAACGAGAATTAATGGCATTCAATGGTACAACCCCCACCGCTTTTGATACATATCAAAAATATTCAGATGCTGTTCTCGCGAATAATAATCCTCTTGGCTCTTTTACAAATGTTGCCGATAATGATTTAGTACCTCGGGGCGCTTTTTATATTGAAAATATTACCGGTAATACTATTGGTGATGGGAATACTTCCAAAACAGTAACAGTAACATTTGAAACTGCAGAACCTCTTTTAGTATCACCTTGGCTTTTTGCAGACCCAAAAAGCAACGCCCAAGCAATCTACGGTGTAACAAATTTAAATTTTACTTTTAATATTGGGTCAATGAACCGTATTTGGAGAACTGCAAGTAGTGTTGCAAATTTTAATGTAGCATTAACTAAAGTTAACAAGTCTGAATTAATATTTACGTTTTTAACACCACACGCATCGGATCTAATGAGTGCGAGAAATTGTGTGCCATTCTACGAATTACCAAGGTATATTTCTACTATTAATGAGGTAGCTGTTGGTGCTCAAACTCTTACCACAAATACACTCCAACTCAATCAAGTTCCAGACAAACTAATAATA